CATTTATCACGCCGATCAGGGTGAGGGGTTGCCGCGTCATGATCATCGCTATTCGCATCTGACTATGTGTCATGCCGTAGATGTTATACGCCTCTAGGTCTCCAAAAAGATGATGCGCTTCAGCAATGGATCGGCACGGCACGATGTCCGGGTAGCAACCAAAAACGATTGGGTTTTTGATGTCCCGCAAAACATGGCTAAACACTACATGGTCGCCCTTGCCGTTGTTGAGCACCACAATTGTGTGATCTTTGTGATCGAGAAAATTGCGGAAAATTTTTTCGTCGCGCTCAAACATATCTTGGCTTGCCTCAGTCCTGATGCCACCAGTTGGCGCTTTGAAGTGCCATGTCGCGGCGTCAGGGACAACCAAAATTTTGTACCCCATGCGAAACAGGGCAAATGTAAAAAGCGTCTCTTCTCGATGAGCAACCCGCGACAAGCCGGTGTTGTAGTCAACGACTCCAGCACGATACAAAAATGTGCAGTGCAGATGCTCGACCTCTTTGACCTCATCAATGCGTGACCATTGAATGTTGGGTTCAACATCAATATTCTCGATTTTTCCCGTCGATGGTTGTTCAGACGGTTTGATGCCGTAGGTCAACACTGAGCCACCGATGGCGCCCACATTGTCAGCAATGTGCTTGCACAGATTCTCAAGAACATTCGGTTCTGGAATTGAGTCGTCATCAACGCGCCAAACCCAATCGAAGCCCATCCAATTGGCAATCTGATGGTTGTGGTGCTGGCCCTTTTTCCCGGCGTAGAGCCATTCCCACTTGATGTCCTTGGTGGTTAGGACGGAGAAGATCGCCGAGTAGATAGGGTCTGACCTCAAGTCAACGGGGTTGTCGTTGTCGTCAAATATGACGAGCTTGTCCACCTTGCGCGTCTGAGCGGCAACCGCCATCAGCACCATCGGTAGGGTGGTGTGCGATCTTCCCCGTGTCGAGATGGAACACAGCACACTAGCCATTTGTCAACCTATCTTTTTGAGGGCACGAATTCGTCCACCTGCCGATGAGCAAGTTGAGTTTGTTGGCCTCATTGATTTCCGCGGGCGCACTGCTAATCGCTCCGGCTTCGTTGATGTACTCAAATTCAAAGCCCGGAAAATGCGATTCGTTTAGCCCGTGGATTTTGTGGTGCGGCCCCCAGAACCCTACCGGCTCGTTCATTGGGACGGTAAACAGCAGGTTCTTGCAGTGGTGCTTGAGCTTTTGCAGAACCTCGAGGCCGTTATCGAGATGCTCGATCACCTCAAAAGCAATGATGGTGTCGTAAAACTCAAAGTCAAACTTGTTGATGTCGGCGTTGATGAACTTCGCGTCCGGCAACCACTGTTGCTCCGCGGCGACCTCCACAATGATCGGATCGTAGTCAACGCCTGTGTAGTCAATGTCTTGCGGAAAAAACTGCGTGCCGTATCCGCTTGAGCAACCAATCTCAAGCACCTTCTTGCCCAAAAGATTTCTTGCGGCCCATTGGTAGCGCGTTATCTCTCGCGGGAAAACCTGATCGCCCTTGAGGAAAACCGCCCGCTCCCAGTAGTTGGACAGGCGCCAGCGATACCAGTCAAAGTTGTATTTCTTGGCGAGCTTTAGAGAGTTGCGAAGGAAGATGTCGTTCCATTGCGGCACAAGAGACGCATCGTGCATCGTCGCCTCGCCCTTGTGGTAGATCGGAAAGACGCCTGTAAAAATTCCATTTTCCCAACTTTTTTCAGCGCACTGGATGACCTCAAAACCAGCCTTCTCTGTCTCGATGCAAAACTCGGTGTCTTCGCCTCCACCAACGCCGTACTCGGTGTTGAGCAAACCGATCTTGTCAAAGACTTTCCTGTGGATCATCACGCAGAAGAAAACCGCAAAGTCTTTTCCAGCCGGGTCGGACTTGTCCTTGATGATGCAGGAGATGCCGCAGTTCGGATTTTTTTCAAAAGGCTGGTTAAGCAGGTCAAGCCATATGTTTTTTGGCTGCTCTAGCAAAAACGCATCGTTGTTGAGCAAAACGATTTTGTCGCAAGTGGCCTGCTCGATGGCAACATTGTTTGCACCCGCGTAGCCGAGCGGCTTGTCGCTCCAAACCACTTTGAAGTGATGCCCCATCCCAAGGCTCTCAAACTGGTTTTTTAGGGAGTTGATGTACCAGTAGGTGTTGTCAGTACAGCCGTTTGCCGAAACGATCAGTTCGACATCGTCCATGTTGGTGTACTTGAAGATGGCCTCTATACACGGCTTGAGCAAGTCGTCGCAGTGGTTAAAGGTTGGAATGACAACACTGTATTTCATCAGAAGGTTCCGCCGGATACGCCACTGGTCAAAGCATTTGTCGTGGCGTTGTATGTGAGATCGGAGTCAACAAACACGCTCTGACTGCCAGTTGTGCCGGTCACAAAAGTCAGATAGGCCGTAGTTGCTGAACTGGTTGTTACTGTAACAGTTGTTGGCGCGGCTCCGGAGAAGCCGCTGAAACCAGACAGTCCAGAAAAACCAGAAATTCCCGATCCGGAGAACCCAGAAATTCCACTAAAACCGCTGAAGCCTGAAATTCCGCTGAATCCGGAGGTGCCGGTTGCACCGCTAAATCCAGAGATGCCTGAGCCGGAATATCCGCTGATACCGCTAAACCCAGAGAACCCGGAGGTTCCTGTAGCCCCAGAAAATCCAGAAATACCAGAGCCAGAGAAGCCGCTTCTTCCACTAAATCCAGAGAAGCCGGATATGCCTGAAGCGCCCGAGAAACCAGAAATTCCCGAACCGCTAAAACCTGAGATACCGCTAAATCCAGAAATGCCGGACGCCCCGGAGAATCCCGAAATACCAGAACCGCTGAAGCCGCTCCTGCCACTAAAACCACTAAATCCAGAGATGCCAGAGAAGCCCGAGATGCCAGACCCGCTATAGCCTGAAACACCACTAAACCCCGAAGTTCCAGTAGCCCCAGAAAAACCAGAGATGCCTGATCCACTGAAGCCAGAAATTCCACTAAAGCCACTAAATCCGGAAGTTCCAGTGGCTCCAGAAAAACCAGAGATTCCGGAACCACTAAAGCCAGATATGCCGCTAAATCCTGAGAAACCGGAGATTCCAGAAGCACCTGAAAAACCGGAGATTCCTGAAGCACCGGAGAAACCAGAAATGCCAGACCCTGAAAAACCGCTGATTCCGCTAAAGCCAGAGAAACCGGAAACTCCAGTAGCGCCGGAAAAACCAGAAATTCCTGATGCACCAGAGAATCCAGAGATGCCGGAGCCGCTATACCCAGAGATGCCACTAAAGCCGGAGATGCCGGAGGCGCCGGAGAATCCGGAGATACCAGAACCACTAAACCCAGAAATTCCGCTAAAGCCAGAAATTCCAGAAGCCCCGCTAAATCCAGAAATACCCGATCCAGAAAACCCGCTTCTTCCACTGAAGCCAGAAAATCCAGAAGTTCCTGAGAAACCAGAAATTCCCGCTCCGGAATACCCGCTAATCCCACTAAAGCCCGAGAACCCGGAAACCCCGGTAGCTCCAGAGAAACCAGAAATCCCCGACCCACTGAAGCCGGAGATACCACTGAAGCCGGAGAATCCAGAAACTCCGCTGAAGCCGCTAAAGCCAGAAGTGCCTGCGCCAGAAAAGCCGCTTACACCGCTAAAGCCAGAGATGCCCGATGCCCCTGAAAATCCCGAAACACCAGAGCCACTGTAGCCAGAAATTCCACTAAAGCCGGAAAAGCCAGAGGTTCCGCTAAATCCTGAGAATCCAGATGTGCCAGCACCAGAAAAGCCGCTAAAGCCAGAAGTACCAGCGCCACTAAAGCCAGAAATACCGCTGGCTCCGCTAAAACCTGAAATCCCGCTGAATCCAGAGAACCCTGAAATACCACTAAATCCAGAGAAGCCTGAAATTCCGCTAAAGCCGGACTGTCCTTGACCAGAAAAACCGCTGAACCCGGAAATTCCTGAACCACTGTATCCAGATATTCCGCTGAAACCAGAGATGCCGCTAAAACCACTGATACCGCTGAAACCAGAGACACCCGATCCAGAAAATCCACTTGTGCCGCTGAACCCGGATATTCCCGAAGCTCCGGAAAAACCACTTATTCCGCTAAATCCAGAAAAACCAGAAATTCCGGAGCCACTGAAACCGGATATTCCACTAAATCCTGAAATACCACTAAAGCCAGAGCGGCCACTAAAACCAGAACGACCACTAAAGCCACTAAACCCCGAAATCCCAGAAGCTCCAGAAAAACCAGAGATGCCGGAACCACTGAAACCACTTATTCCACTAAAGCCTGAGAATCCGGAAATGCCGGAGCCACTGAAGCCTGAAATTCCAGAATCGCCAGAAAAACCAGAAATCCCGCTAAAACCAGAAATTCCAGAATTGCCAGAAAAGCCACTGACCCCACTAAATCCAGAAAATCCAGAAATTCCGGAAGCCCCAGAGAAACCAGAAATGCCATTAAATCCGGAAATTCCGCTGAAGCCAGAAAAACCGCTTGTCCCGCTAAATCCGGAAAAACCAGAGACCCCAGAACCACTAAACCCTGAAATGCCACTAAAACCAGAGGTTCCACTAAAACCAGAAATGCCACTAAAACCGGATCGGCCACTAAAACCTGAGAATCCAGAGATTCCACTAAATCCTGAAAAACCGCTGATTCCAGAGAACCCAGAAAAGCCGCTAACTCCTGAGCCGCTAAATCCTGATGTCCCGCTTATACCGCTGAATCCAGAGATTCCGGAAAAGCCGGAAAGCCGGAAAAACCGGAAATGCCGGAGTAGCCAGAAAATCCGCTAATGCCAGAAGCGCCGGAGAAGCCACTAACCCCAGAACCGCTAAAACCAGAGATTCCACTGAAACCAGATTGACCGCTTATTCCAGAAAACCCTGAGATGCCGGAGAAACCAGAAAATCCACTGATTCCAGAAAATCCAGAAAACCCACTGATTCCAGAGGCACCGCTTTGTCCAGAATACCCGCTGACGCCAGAAAATCCAGAGTAGCCAGAGAGTCCACTAAAGCCGGAAATTCCGCTGAAGCCGCTCTGACCGGAAAACCCGCTCAGTCCCGAGTAGCCAGAAAAACCAGAAGCCCCGATGCCCGAGAATCCGCTGTAGCCAGAGATGCCTGAGCCAGAAAAGCCAGAAAAACCAGAAGCCCCAGATGCGCCACTAAATCCAGACTCGCCACTAAAGCCACTCAAGCCACTAAAACCGGAATAGCCAGAAAGCCCCAGCCCGGAAAAACCGGAGTAGCCAGAGTAACCGGAGATGCCCGATGCTCCCAAGGCGTTTGACCAAGTGCCGTTGGCAAACCCTTCAAACTGTTGCGAGTCGGTGTTGAACCGGATTTGTCCAGCAGTTCCGGCGGGGCGCTCTAAAAATGTGCCTTTAGGCAAAAGCGCCGCGCCAGTGCCCGGAAGGGTCGGGTCGTTTGCAATGGCAATCGTTGGGTTTCCCGGCCCGCCAGAGTTGGTAACACTGATCTGGCTGGCGACTCCAACAATATCGACCGAAGTGACTGCTCCCGCGGTCAAAGCCACAAGACCGCTCGAGCCGCTTAGGTTTTCCAGCGACAGAACACGCCCGGAAAGCGAAATGGTTGGATTTCCAGAAACACCCAATCCATTCGTCACGGAGATGCCAGCAGAGCCGCTCACAAGCTCTCTGGGCACAATGTTGCCCGCCACCTTGAATATCAAGCCATTGCCTGCGTTTTGCAGGCTCAAGGCGGTGCCGGTAAGCTCTATCGACAGCGTAGACAGCGCACCGCCATCAACCAGTGTGATGCCGTTGTTGCCAGCTAAGGATCGACTGTTGGGTAGCGTCGGCTCCTGATTGAGCGTCAGGAATGTTTGCGTCAGATTCGGGGATGCGGCAATCGACAGCGTTGTCGTTCTGACCGTAATCCCCTGCTGGACGATTGGTACGAGTTCGGTTCCGTCAAGCGGTTGCGCTGCTGGCAGTTGACTGATCTGGATGTTAGGCATTACTGAGGCTCCGGCGTAATCTCAAGCCCATCCAAATTTCCATCATTTTGCGGATTCTGCGTGTTGCCTTCAGTAGAAATCACAAACCCGCCGTAGGCGCCTCCGCCTCCAAGAATATCGTTGGGGTTCACGGCCACGCTAACATCAGGACGAGGGAACCGCAAATTGATCCGCTCAGTTTTTCTTGCTGGCAACCTATACGGGTCTTTCTGGTCTCGGCAGTTCTCCTCGCACACCATCAGGCCGGGAAAGTTCGTGTCCGGGCCTAGCGATGCATGAGGGCGCTTCATCTTGCACCGATCACATACGGCAATCGCAATGTCGGATAAGCCCAGAGTATCGAGGAATCTGGGCATGACTTACCTCGTATATACGCTGATATTCGGGGCGTAGTAGATCGGAGACTTGTCGCGCTCTTCCTGCTCTGCGCGGCTGAGGTATTTTTCGGCTTGACCCTCGAGGTACTGGATGCGGGCGGTGTCAACGCCGGGAAGCTCCAGAGCCATTTTGTGCGACAGCATATTAAGAATTGCCTCGTACCAGCGCTGGGGAATCTCCAGTTCGTTGGTCAGGTCGCCCACATCCATGATTTGACGCGAGTACCACACCGTCATCTGAATGAACGGGTCGCTTGGCGTCGGCCACAGATAAATCGTTGCCTGCGGAATCGTGCGATCAAACCAAAATTGATACGGCTGGTTGGCCGTGAAGTTTTTGTTGGGCAGGTTCGTGTAGTCGTCGCGGTTGAGCCTAGCCATCTGGATTTCGCGGCTGTTGTTCCCGACATAGAACTCGCGCACCACCAGCGTATTGCCACCGGTTTCCCGCATCCGGTAATACTGGATCGTTGCTCCGGGGTCAATGTCGTACCAGAGCCATTCGTTGTTGACCCAAGTGGTCACCCCGGTGTCTTCCAGCACTGTCCAAGTTGTTCCGTCAGTGCTGACCTCAAGCAAAATGTGAAATTGGCCCGAAACCCCCGGAAGAATGCCAATAGAACCGGCATAAACCTCGTTGTACTGACCAAAATTGATGCCAATATTTCCGTTGGGGGAGGTTTGGGTGACTATCGTGTCTACATTGTTGTCAAATGCGTTGACGGTGTATCCCGAAGACGAAAAATATCCACCATCTGCGTTTGGCGTAGGCCGATTCATCTGCCGATACAGCACATTGAGGACATCATTGCCCCCAACGGGCAGCAAATACTGGTATTGATCGGGCTTTAGGCCATAAACCTTCTTGTCGATGGCCCAATACTGAATGCCAATGTTAATGAGGTCGCTCAAAAGGAAAAAAAGCGACTCCTTGGCGCTCAAAACCTGCTCAGAGGTCAACTCTTCAGCAAGTTTTCCAGCCCGACGCGCCCCATGATCAATAAATTTCTGGACATTTAGGACTGTTGTGCCAACGGTTCCGCTATATGCCATCTTGTCCTCACCATCCCGGACAGTTCCAGCGCTTCATCGAAGCTCTGGAGCGACTGCCCTTTTCTGATTTTTCAGCCACCGCACCCATTCTGGCGCAAAAACTGTCTCGACGCGATCCCCCTTGAGGTTGCGGCGCCTTCAAATTTGATCCCGTCTCGCGGTTGTATTTCTCTCGCCCCTTGGCGGTCAATCCGGCGCCACGCTCCACAGGCATCTTCTCGCCACGGCCAACGGCAAGAGACACTCCGCCTTTGGCCTTTTGCTCTGGGAGTTTGTCGTATGCCTTCTTGCCAGTATTGCTCGAAGTGAACTCAGTCGCGGTCGACTTGCTGATGCCGACCTTCTTAGCAAAAGCGGGGTTATTCTCCGCCGCCTTCATCAATCGAAACTGAGACTTTGACTTCGCTGGCATATCAAGCCACCGGGTTCGTGTAATGCTTCACCATCTCCAAAACGATGGTGTAAAAGTCACCACTTGAGGCATCAGCGGTGCTGAACAATACATCGCCAGTCTTTCCGGCGCCCGCATTGTTTGTCAGACCACCAATCTGAGACCAATCCCATGTGTACTGAGAGTTTTGCGGAACACCCCAGCAAAATACATCTGTAGTCGCATCCCAGAAAATTTGCACTTCCATGCCGTGAGTGGAGGCATGGATTTTGGTGATAGTCACGCCGTCGCAAACGCCACCAGCGGCGCTTGGCGAAAGGGCTGAGACATCAACCTTCAAAACTTTGTTTTCACCAGTGCCATCAGAGAGGTTGGTAAATTTCATGATTGCCACCCGCTCGTTGTCTACGAGCGTTTGGCTTGCAACTGCGTCAGCCATTTTTTTTCCTCTTTAGAAAAACGGGGGCCGAAGCCCCCGCTCGTTCAGCACTTAACAGCGCCTCCGCGCTTCTTGGCAGGAGTAAAAGTCACCGACTTTTCAGTCTTTGTAACCGAAGGAGCCGATGCAGCAGGCCTAGTTTTGGGCGCCTCTTGACGAGTCATGCCCCTAACCATGCTCTTGATGCTTTCATAGGCCCGTTTCGGGGCGCCAAGAATCGACTCACGCATAGCTTCGTTTTCCGCCTTTTCAGTGGCGTAGCGACGATCATATGCGCCACCGGACAAATCCTCGTCAGGTTGGCTATAGGTGTCGGTAACAGAGCCGCCCGCTTGCATCTTCACCCGCCCGCCCTTTTTGAAAGTGCCAGACAGTTGATTGATGCTCACGGGAGCAGAGGGCTTCTTCCGGCCTTGGGGCATTGCTACGGGCTTGCCTGTATCAACAAGCCCCCCCGTAGCGTAGGCTTTTTTTGCGGAGCCACCTTTCTTGTAGCCGCCAGCATTGCCTTTGCGAACTTCGCCAGTGGTCGTGTTGGTCACGCCCGCGGGAGTCGTAGAAACATTGCCCTCGACGCCGCCACCCTTGGCGTACTTACGGATGTTGCCACCCTTTTTGTAGCCACCAGCGTTGCCCATACGGACTTCGCCGGTCTTCTTCGGGGTGTGGTGCTCGCCTTCTGCGGTATGCATCAGGGTGTCACGGTACTTGCCGCCTTGGCCCTCGGTGTTGATGATGCCGCTTTTGGGAACGCCACCATCAGCCATCTTTACCATGCCGCCCTTTTTGTAGCCGCCCTGACCCATCACCACACCGCCAGTTGCAAGACCCTTGTGGGCTTTGCTGGCAGGCTTGGCTTCGTGTGACTTCAGTTCTTTT